TTTATCTTTATCTTTATCTTTAGCTTTATCTTTATCTTTATCTTATCTTTATCTTTAAGGGTATCATATACCCTTTGGCTTTTTAGCGATAGGGTATCATATACCCTTTGGCTTTTTGGCGATAGGGTATCATATACCCTTTGGCTTTTTAGCGATAGGGTATTGTTTATCACTTTAAATATTCTATTTATTATATCAATGTCTAATCCGTACTTATTTATAAATTCGGTTAATTCTAAATCACTTTTTTTAGAATTACAATTAATGCAAGCGGTAACAAGATTTTCAACATCATCACTTCCGCCTTTCTTTCTTGGCAAAATATGATCTATCACGAGATTGTCTTTTTTTAGTTTTCTCTGACAATAAATACAGGTATAATTATCTCTATCAAAAATATTAACTTTATTTTTATTAGAAACATTGTGGATTTTTCCTATTTCAGTTTTTTGTGAAATACTTGTAATTTCAATTCCATGCTCTTTGAGTAATCTCAATACGCTTACATGTGGTCTGCTTTTTTCGCTCAAAGAACCATATTGAAAATAAATAAACTTATTTACAAACCACTTTTCATCATCTTTTTCATCTTTATTAAAAATGGTTATCCTGTTGTTAAAATATTTTTCCGCATTTTTTTTATCAACATAACTATTTGTTTTTCCGATAAAAAAATTTGCTGACTCAATATCAACTTTCCACATACCAGAAATATCACAATGATCTAATATGTATTGCCATAATAATTTATATTGTGGTTCTAATTTTCTATACCAAATATCTTTCCATTTTTCAGTATCAGTAAACCTCTTAGCCATATCAAACCCCTATACTATTTTTTTCGTACTCAAAAATAAACTCGCAAGCTTTTTTTAATTGAGATTTAATTTTGTTCATACTATATCTACCATATTTATAATTTTCACCGTCAAATAAATGAAGATAATCCCACCCCAGTTTAAAGAATGTAAAAGGTTTTTTACGAAAATTATCTTCTTGAGTTTTAACGAAATAAGATAATCCGCAATGCACATCAATTAAATCGCAAGAAAAAACATTCTCTTTATTTTCCCTAGCTTTTTTTGAAAAATTATCTAAATATTCAAAAGTAAATGGTGTGTCTTTTTTGTTTATAAAAATATACGATGTGTACCAACCTGTCGGAACCTGATGTTTTTTTCTAAATAATAAATCTAAATTTCTGTAATTATAAACTATTGAGCTTTTTATTGTAATGTTTTCTTTTTCACATTCATAATGTTTTTCTTTGAAAAAACGCGTTATTTTCATTTTAATCCTCCATATTAAAATAAAACCCAGCAAGGAACAGGACGAGTGCTGTCTGTATAGACCTTAAGATATGACTTAAACCTTGCTGGGATATTATAATTGCATTCACAAACTCGTCCTTTTTGAAAAATATACCAGAATAATATCATACTTTTTCCAATTGTCAAGATGAAAAATAAAAAAAAAGAATATTTTTTTCTTGACTTTATGTTTTATATATTATAAAGTGCAAATAGTAAATTTATACTTACTGGTAATTAGTAGGAAAAAATATGCCTGTATCAAAAGATTTTAAAGATTTATTAAAGAAAAGTGGCTTTTGGGGAGAATTTAAGCAAATAAGAGGTGAATTAAAAGCAAAAGGATTATCACCAAAAGCTTCCAATAAGCAGGCAGAGGAAATATTAGAACCAAAAGTATCTGAATATATGCAAAATTACAAAGAAAGCTCCGTGTCTTCCTGTGATGACGCCGATAGGGGGAGTTCAGGAGCGAACTCCCCATTTTCTTTGTATATAAAGAACTTAAGCGAAGAAGAGTATAGAGAGTATATGTCTAGGGAGGCAGATATAGTAGATGTGATCCAATGGGTAGCGAAGCATTTAGATATTCCATTAAAGCGTATTGATTTTAAAGATGTACCCTGTGCAGAGGCGTTTAGTATGTTGAAGGCTTATAGGGGACCTTTGAAGGGTGGAGAATTTTGGGATAAGATATTTATAAAATTAGTTCCGAGTAAAACTCAATTAAATGGTCGTATTCCAATAGATCTTGTAGATGGAGCTAATATGATAGAAATTATAGATAAAATGTTATTACTAAAGGAAAAAATAGAGAATTTAAAAGCTTAAGTGAAAGGAAAAGAGATGATAACAAAAGGAAAAAACACAACAGAATATGCAGCAGCTAAATCAGTAGGAATAATGGCATATGTAGTAATAATAACAGGTTCAATAATAGCAGCAACACCGCAGATAACAGGAATGGTAGAAGGAATGGGAATGGCAACTTGGGTAGGTGGAGCATTGGCGATTGTTGGATTTATAGGAAAAACATTGGTATCGTTAGGGTATATGAATAGTAGAACAGAAGTAAAGAAATCTGAAAATAAGTGAGTGGGTTGTTGTTAGCTTTATCACCGATATTAAAGGTAATAATGGAGGTATTGGCGAATGTATTTAAGGGACTTATTACAACACCAGTTACGATTGAGGTTATTGAGCCTGATGCGGGGATTACTGTTAATCCTAGCGACAATGATATTATTGATCAGCACGGCTGGTTGCTCGATAGGGCTAAAGGAAAGGGTTGTTTACAGTAGTTTAGAAAAGTTTCCGGAGGAATGCAAGGGAACGATAATAATAGCAACGAATGAAGAGATTTCTATTACAATAGGTGGGACGGACATTTCAGCAAAGAAGGACTTAGGTGGATATGTAGCGATAAAGCAAAGAGAGTTAAAGAGATTATTGGAAGTTTTTATAGAATATCAAGAGAAGATAAAAAAAAATGAAAAATAATTTTCCATATTACCATTTAGTACCAAAAGATTTAAAAGCCAATTTAAAGTGGCGAAAAGAAATTTTGATGAAATGTTCAATGGATATAGAGTTCGCTGCCGCAATGTGGAAAATGTGTTCAAAGGACATATTATTTTATATAAATGGTTTTTGTTGGACATATGACCCCAGATATAAGGAAGCTCCAGAGAAGCCTTTTATTACATATGATTTCCAAGACAAAGTAATCGCCGAGGGTCTTCGTGCTATTGAGGTTGGGTATGATATAGCCTTGCCGAAATCAAGGACGATGGGAGCGTCGTGGATTTGTATAACCATCTTTGAGTGGTTTTGGCACTTTAGCGATACTCCTTTGGCTTTCGGTTTAGTGAGTAGAAAAGAAAATTATGTAGATGGTGTAGGTGATTCTAGTAGTTTGTTTTGGAAGATAGATTATTTACATAGTCAACAGCCTCGTTGGTTACTTCCTGCTAATCGTGATTTGGGTTGGAAAGATCCTAATAGGAAATTATCTCACTTGGAAAATGCCGACAATGGCTCAACTATAGATGGTGAAAGTACAACAGGTAATATATTTCGTGGGGGTCGTTTAACTGCTATGCTTATGGATGAATTTGCTGCAGTTGAATTTGATGAGGGTTTTAGGGCACTTAGTTCAACTAGGGATGTAACAAGAGCAAGGTTTTTTAGTTCAACACCTCAAGGTGCTGTAAATGCGTTTTATGATGTGGTTCACAAAACAAGTGCAAAGATTATTCCTATGCACTGGCGTAGTCATCCAATTTATAATATAGGTCGTTATACTTCAATTCGTCAAAAAGACGGATCTTATAAATTAAAATTGTTAACCGAATTTAAAGGTAGTGTAAGGACTGAAAGAAAAGTTTGGCATGAGCCAAGATTTTTTGATTATCCGGATAGGTATCCATTTATCTTAGATGGCAAGGAAAGAAGCCCTTGGTTTGATGGAGAGTGTGGCAGGTGTGCTTCTGATAAAGAAATAGGTCAGGAATTAAATATTGACTTTGTCGGTTCTGCGTATCAATACTTCGATCAGGAATTTATTCAGATATTAATATCTGAATATTGTATGTCTTCAACTTTAAGGGGTCGCCTAGAATATGATCCAGTTACTTTGGAGCCAAAAGGTTTTTATATAGATGATAAAGGTCCTTTGCAATTATGGTTTAATTTAGAAGGAAGCAAAGGATTATTAACTGACAAGAGGTTTATGGAGGATAAGAGTTTTGCTTTAGGTTCAGATGTTTCGTTTGGTAGTGGAGCATCAAATAGTGCAACTGCAGTGGTGGACTTGACGACTGGTAAGAAAGTTGCATTATGGAAAGATCCCAATGTTAGGCCAGATGAATTTGCAAAAGAAACAATAGCACTGGCAAAATGGTTTAACAAAGGATTTATGATTTGGGATGCTAGCGGACCCCCGGGAGGTATTTTTACTAAGAAGATAATAGAGGAAAGATATAGTAAAGTTTATTATAAATTTGATGAATTAAAAACAAGATCAAGGATCACGGATAAACCCGGATATTATATGAACGGTAAAGATAGGACTTCTTTAATTAGTGATTATAGGAGTAAGTTATCTTCAAGGTCATATATAAATCCTTCCGAAGAAGGAATGACAGAATGTTTACAGTTTATTGTACAGCCGGGAGGTGAGATTCAACATTCTAAGGCAGCGAATAGTCAAGATCCAAGAGGTGCAAGAGACGCACATGGCGATGAGGTTATAGCAGACGCACTGGCAAGTAGGATATTATCTCTTAAGTTAAAAGAGAAAAAAAGAGAAGAGCCTGAAGCTCCATATATGAGTATTGCATGGCGTTTAAAACAAGAGAAACTTGCAATGTCAAAAGTAAGGAAGGATTGGTAATAATGTTTAATCCTAGAATACCAAAACAATTCAGTCAACTTGTGAATGCTGTTAAGGACAGTGAGCAAAAAATGGATACTTTTCGAGAAAAGCGAAATGCTCTTATTAGTTTGAGGGTGGGAAGTGAATATAGTGATAATGGAGTAACGAAGAAGGTTTATTTGAATTTGCTTGATTTGGCTTCAAAGATTTATGTTCGTCAAATTGTAGTAAGAGCTCCATCAGCAAGAATAACAACTCCATATAAAGAGCTTCGTCCATTGGCAGCGGATTTTACTTTGGCTTGTAAAGATGTTGCAGAGGAAACTAATTTAGGTGTTACTTTAAGACGAGCCGTTACCGATGCTATTTTTTCCCCAATGGCAACGGTAAAGGTTGGTTTGCAATATATTGGAACAAAAAAACTTTACGATGAAGAGGTGGATTTAACAGAACCATTTGTAAAAATGGTAAGTTTTGACGATTATTTTCGTGATATGTCAGCAAGGTCAGCTTATGATCCAGCTTTTGAGGGAGATACATATTACTTAACAAAAGAAGAGCTTTTTAATCTTTATCCCAACATTAAGAGGATTTTTGGTGAAGGATTGGAGTCTGAACTGTCTATGCAAACAGAATCGGGTTCTGATAGAGTTGAAAGCTTAGGTCATTCTCCGGCAAGTGGTGATGATAATTGGAACTCAAAAGTTGCAGTTCGTGATATATGGCTTAAAAAAGAGAGATTACTTGTTACTTATCTTCCAAGTAAACCAGAACGACCATTAAATATAATGGAGTATGATGCCAATGAAGATGGACCATATCACAGTCTTTGGTTTACAAATGTTCCAGATAACGCAATGCCATTACCTCCATTTTCAGTTTTAAAAAACATTCAAAAATTAGTAAACAGTTTATTTCTTCGACTTGCAAATCAGGCTGAAGTACAAAAGAGAGTGGTAGCGTTTAGTGATGAAGAAAGTGCAAATAATTTTAAGGTTGCAGGGGATGGAGAGGGTATTCTTTATACAGGACAAAAGCCAGAAAATATAGAGATTGGAGGAATAGACCAGCGTGTTTTGCTTTTATTAACTCAGGTAAAGGATATATTCTCGTGGACTGCTGGCAATCTTGATAGTCTTGGTGGTTTATCGCCAATGTCAGATACAGCAAAGCAAGATGAAATGTTGGCAAGTTCGGCTAATGCACAGCTTGCAGATATGCAAGATGCAACTTCTTTATTTGCTCAAAAAATATTTAAACAGATTGCTTGGTATGAATGGACTGATCCAGTTAGGGAAAGAATTTTACAAAAAGAAGTACCAAATACAGATATAAGTATTCCTGTAAAGTGGAATAATGAAACTAGACAGGGAGATTTTTTAGATTTTAATTTTAGCATAAATCCAATGAGTATGCGAGAGGATAATCCAGCTCAGAAGATACAAAAGATAAAAGCAGCGTTAATGAATGTTTTAATACCTATGCAGCCTTTTCTGCAGGAGCAGGGTTTAACTGTAGATGCTAAGAGATTAACAGCATTGATTGCAGATTATAGCGGATTGCCTGAATTGGAACAACTTATAATTCCAATAGATCCAAATGTTGCAATGGAGGGTCAAGAACCACAAGGGAATCCAACACCACCAACAAAACCACCACACACAACAAGAACTTATGAAAGAATAAATCGTCCCGGAGCAACAAGAGTGGGAAAAGACTATGCTTTAATGCAAACAATGATGGGTGCCAAAGTGCAGCCATCAGAAGGTGATGCAATGTTAAAACCAGTATCATAATAAAAGGAATATCATAATGTCAACATATTGTTATAAGAACGAAAAAACAAATAAAATATATGATAGTTATTATCCAATGGGAAAAGCTCCGAAATTTATAGAAGTTGAAGGTGTTAAATGTGATCGTTGCTTTGAGGCAGAGATTGCATCACAGCATTCTGCTTCTCCGTCAGTATATCCGATGATTTCTAGGGCTTTGGCTGTACACAAAACACAAAGAAAGCAATATAGTGAATTTGCAAAAGAAAATGGTGTTCCAACTCATTTTGACGAAAAGGGACATCCGGTATTTAAGTCAAAGGGACACCGCAAGGCATATGCCGAGCTTGTAGGTGCAACAGATTTTGATGGTGGTTACGGCGACCCCAGATGTGATTAGGAGCATACCTTACAATGATAGATGAAAAAATTAAAGAACAAGAAGAAGAGAAACAAGAGATTGATGTTAATCATGCTGAAGAATCAGATTTTGATTCTTTTATGAATGAAGTTGATGAAGTAATGGATAAAGAAAATACAGATGAAATAGAAGATGATAATAAAGATTTATCCTCTAATGTTGATGAATTAGATAAAGAAGAGCCTGATAAAGAATTAGAAAGCGAAGAAGACGACGGTCTCGACGCTAATATCGGAGACGAAGTTCCCGAAATAGACGATGAATTGCTTGAAAGGGCAATTAGGTCAGGTCTTTCTTTGGACGATGCCAAATCTTTTAACGATAAAGATGTTTTGGCTAGAATTATTGAGCGTTTTGAGACAAGTTCCAAGACATTTAATGATAAATCATCTAAGAATGAAGTGGATAATAATGAAGGCGATAATGACAATTTGCTAGAAATGCAAGATTTAAACCCTGACGACTTTTTAGAGGAACAAGTGGAAGCTTTTTCATCTATGAAAAGGGTAATTCTGGAGCAGCAAAAAGCTATTAAACGTCTTCAAGATAGTAGCATTGGAGCATCTAATAATGGGTGGGAAGATGCTAAGTTTAATGGACTCGATAAAGAGTATAAAGAAGTGTTTGGAAGAGATAGTTATTCTGAATTACCTAAAGGTGAAAAACAACAAAAAGCCCGTGATAAGCTTAGACGCTATATGGACTTTGCAATAGAAGAAGCTAAGGTAGATGGGATATCAATTTCTAAAGATGAAGCTTTTAAAAAGGCTCTTGAGTCTGGGTTTAGTGATTTTACAAACAAAATAAAAGGAAAATTAGTTAAAGAAAATGCTCGGAATAGGTCTAGTAAGGTTATAAGTAAACCTAGATCTTCAGCTGGGGAATTTGTTTCTAAAAGTAATAATCTTTCTGAGGAAGATCGAGATCGAGAAGCGATTGGAGCCATTGAAGAGATGATGACACAAAAATAGAGACTGATTTTTCTTTTCAATAAGAAAGGATTTTAAAATGAGTTTAGTATTACAAGCTGATAATATGCCAGATGCTGTTTTGGCAACGCTGGACAAGCTAAATAAGGACAAGTGGGTTGGCATGATGACCGATTTGCAAAAACATGTTGGGTTTTATGAGATGTGCAAAAAACGCAAAGAGAGCTCAAATGGTCTTGGTCTGGTACCTAGATATAGAATGAATCATAATGGGTCTGGTCAGCATGTTGGCATGTTTGACAGTCAGGACTTTGCACGTGGTGATAATATGGTAGTAGGTAGAGTTCCATGGACACATACCGAAGCAAATATGGCAATCGATAGACATGAACCAAGCATGAATAGTGGGGCAGAACAAGTGTTTGATTTGATAAAGTCTGAAAATGCCGGAATGATGACCTCTCTGATAGAAACAGCAGAAGAGGCTGTATGGAGTGCTCCAGAATCTTCAAGTGATAATTCTACTCCTTGGGGTGTTGAATATTGGGTTACCAAAAATTCTAGTTTGGGTTACTATGGTGGAAATCCTAGTGGTTTTTCAACTGGTCGTGCTGGCATTAGTTCTGTGGACTATCCAAGGTTTAAGAATTTTACAGGTGCTTATACTTCTGTGGGTGATACCGAAGATACAGGGCTTGTTTTTATGATGGAACAAGCTGCTGATAAGACACAGTGGACAGCTCCTGCTCCTGAACCGGGTATGGGCAGAAATGGTCATCCTCGTGGTATTTATTGTAACTGGGCGACTAAGAATAAACTAAAAAATGTTGCTAAGGCTAATAATGACAGTCTTGGTTACGACCTATCTACGCAGATGCCAGTATTTCGTGGTGCGGGGATTATGTATGTTCCTTATTTTGATCAAAAGAGTGATAATCCGCTTTACATGCTGGATCATAATCAAATATATGCCACTTTTCTTAACAATTGGTATATGAAACGAACTCTGGTTAAACAATTACCACATCAAGCTCATGTCTTTGGAATAATTGTTAGTATGTCGTGGAATATTGCTTGTTATGATGTTCGTGCTAATTCTGTGTTTTATGATGCTAGTTAAGTTAATTAGTATCTTTATTATTGGTTATGTCTCGTTCAATGGGACATGTATGTAAACCGACCCCTAGCTCAATGAGGGGTTATTAAAGAAAGGATATAAATATGTTTACACCCACACAACACAAAAGTCAGGCGATGAAAATTCAAAAAATTGTATGGCTTTATGGAACGGCTGATGATATTTATTATAAAGGTGAAGGTGTCAGCTATAATAGGGATTTTTATAACACTGATACTGGGAAAACGGCTACTGACCCTTGTGGTGAAAGAGATAAAAGAGTAGAGCGAATTACAACATCAAATAATCTTTGGTTTGCTGGAGTTTTGGATCATACTGTAACAATTCCAAGCACAGGCTCTATTAGAGTAACAATAAACCTTCCGGGTTCAGTTTGTAGTGTTGCTTTGGGAGCAGATACTACACTAGCCACTGAATATTTAACATGTCAAGCTGGAGGAGGAAGTGGAGCTGGCAGATTTAGTGATAAAGGATTTGAAGGAATAGGCTCTGCAGTCCCATTCCAGACTGTAACTGCTGTTCTTGAAAGTGTTAAAGATGGAACTGGTGTTTTAAGTGCTGATGGTTTAACATTAACAGTTACTGATTCAGATGATTATACCGTTGGTGATACAGTAGTAATACTGGCTGGTGAAGATGATGGAACTGGTGCTGTTCAAGCTGGAAAATATGAGATTTCTAGTATCACGAACAAAACTACTATTGTGCTTACTGCAACTGCTATGGATACTACAGCGGGTGGAACTGCTCCATGTAGTTATTATGTATATACAGGTAATCCAACAGCACTTTGTGAGCTTTCAACTGGCTCCCAATCTGGATTGGTTACTTGGATAAGTCCACCAAAAGCTGGAGATACTGATTATGCTCCGATGATGGGAGGTATTTCTTATATTAATGGTGGTATCACTATTGATGCTGATTTTGATATAGATTTGCCAGACGGTACAGTCTATAATGAAAAAATTAGTTTTATATTAATGGGAACGTTCAGTGGTAATGTTGTTACTGTAGATTTAGATACAGCAGGATTTCAACTTAGTGGTGCAGCTTTAAACGAATTCAATGATATGGATGCTGCAAATGATGCTTGTACTCTGGAATGGAATGGGATCTGGGTAGCCATTGGCAAAGTTGGTGGTGCTACAGAAGCGTAACGATTATAAACTGGAGGGGCAATATGCCCCTCTGGGTTTTTAATATTTAAAGAAAGGATAGCTATGTCTGCATTATCAGAAAAGAAAGAATACATTTTGCCAGAAGATGTGTCTGGTGATTTTAGGAGGATTCTTGGTCTTAAAGAAGAAGAGGAAATTCCATTAGAGGCTATTTCGGCATATAGATATTTTAAATTTGCGAAAGATGTATGTACTGCTGGTAAAGTTAGTACAAGTGAGTTGATAGTGTTAACAATGCTTGCAAAAATAACTAAGAGAGATAAAATCAAAGGAGAAATAACTAATGTCTGAGTCAACATTATCTTTAGAGTATGTTGGTTTAATGAACGCTGTTTCTTATTTAGTATATGGTAAGCTTGTTTATACTGATTTAACTAGTGCGGAACAAAGCATAGTAGATGTTTCAGTAAATACAGGTTATCGTCAATTTCTTTATCCTCCAGCAATGGAAGGATTGCCGGAAGGTTTTGAGTGGTCTTTTTTGCGTCCTGTAACTACAATAACTACAACGGAAGCTGACGAAGATCAAGATATGCCAGATGATTTTGGGCGTTTAATTAGTGATGGCTTTGTTTTTGAGGCTGATGCTCAAGTTCCATATGTTTTAGCAGATGTAGGAGAAGGTAAAATTCGAAAATTGCGTCAGCAATTTGACGAGTCTAACAGACCACGAGTAGCAGCAATAAGATTTAAAGCTAGTGATGGTTCTGATGGTCAACGAAAAGAAGTTATGTGGTATCCTAAACCTGACGATGCATATACACTTTCATATAAATATGAGGCTTTGGCAAATAAACTTACTACAGATGCACCATATCCTTTAGGTGCAATGAAACATGCAGATACTTTGCGTTTATCTTGTTTAGCATCGGCTGATTCTATTGTAAATGATAAAATGGATAAGCATTGGGGAAATTTCCAACGAGCTTTAATTTCTTCTGCTAAGCGTGATAGACGAGAAGGTACTAAGTTTTTTGGCAATGTAGGTTGTCATGGTGAATATGAGGAAAATGGAGTGGGTAGAACTATTGGATATACCCTTACAGTAAATGATATAGAGATTCAAACTTAGACGAGGTAACTGTGGATATAACAAAATTAATAACTGAGCTTGGGCTTCCCATTGCGTTGGTAGTTTATTTTATTTTTCGTGATTTTCAAAGGAGTAAAAGCGATAGACAAGATAGAGCAGATCTTTCGGATAGAATTCGAGAAGTAGAAGATTACCAAAAAAAGAAACTTGAAGGTTTGGTAGTTTCATCAAACAATGCAATGAAGTCTATTGTTAAAAGCAATGAGGATTTGGTGGAATCAAATGTTAAAATTTATACAGCCTTAGGGTTGTAAATGTATTAGTAAAGTTCCGGCAAAAGTGTTTTTTGCCGTGAGGCTCTTAAGAGCTTTGACTTTACTGTAATAAAAAGGAGGTTTTTATTGTGTTAGGAAACGTTTGTAGAGTGCTTGGACTTAAAATTGGTGGTTTTAGGAAGTTTTATAATAAACCACCAATTATTGATCAGGGTAATACTGTGCCTACGGATGGTACAGCAGGTTATGCGATTGGTTGTCTTTTTCTTCATCGTGATGGTGGCGCTGGAGATGCTGTTTATGCTAATGAGGGCACAGAAACATCTTGTGATTTTAATGCTCTTGGTGTAGATACAGATGAAGAGTTGACAACAGATGAATTAGCAGCCATAAATGGTGCTGCTACTCCTACTGGTAGCAATGTATTTGCTACTATGGCAGATGTTCCGGCTGACGAATTATCTACTGACGAATTAGCTGCTATAAATGGTGCTAATTCTCCAGCAGCTGGGAATGTATTTGCTACTATGACAGATGTTTCAGCTGGAGGTAGTTTAGCAGATGGTAAATTTCTAGTTGGAAATGGTACTGATGATCCTACTGCAGTTACTCCTACTGGCGATGTTACATTTTCAAATTCGGGGCTTTTTGCAATAGCTACCGGAGCTATTATTAATACTGATGTTAAATCTGATGCAGCTATTGCTTATAGTAAGCTTGGGGCTTTAGCAACAGGTAAAATTGTTGTTGGTAGTGGTGGAACTGCAACTGCAGTTACACTTGCCGGAGATGCTACTATAAGTGCTACTGGTGCGATTACTATTGCAGCTGGAGCAGTAGAAAGTTCTATGCTTGCTTCTGGTCTTGACCCTGCAAAATTAACTCTTGCAAGTACATATATCATTGTTGGTGATGGAAGTAATGCTGGTGCTGCTGTGGATGTAACTGGTGATATAACAATTACAAATGCCGGTGTAACTGCAATAGCAACTGGAGTTATCATTAACACTGATATTAACGCTTCGGCTGCTATAGCTTTATCAAAGCTTGGAGCGGATGATCTTGATTCATTTGCAGGAGCGGTAGCTCCCGCTACTGATGCTATGATTATATCTGACAATGGAACTCTTAAATCTAGTACTTATCAAGTTTTCATGAACGGTATGAATGATTTAGCTGCTTTTACGGGAACGGTAGTACCAGCAACTGATGGCATCATGATTGACGATGGAGGAGTTGCGAAGATAGCTACTTATCAAGTTTTTGCTGATGGTCTTGATGATCTTACAGCAAAAGCAACTGTAGCTGTAGCAGCAGATAAAATAATT